GTTTTTAGATTAAAACATAACTCATAGATGAAGAGATGAGAAAGAGTGGATAGTCTGGTCGAGTTTTTCATCGAAACAGTTGGCGCGTCCAGCGTCGAAGAGGAAATGCTCGGTGTTCCAATAGCGTGCTTGAAGTTCGGGGTTACGAACACTGGGTGCAGTGAGTCGTGACCAAGCTTCAGTTTGCGTAGGGAAGTGATCGAGTAGTATGTCAGGCAGTGAGATATCCCATAGACCGAAGATCTTTTGAAGACCAGCTGGGTCGGGGGAGTAGCCTTGATACTGTAGAGTGTCAAAGATGTGCTTGCAGATGGTTCGGAACTTTGGTGAACCGCCAGAGGCGATGTAGATTCCGATGGAGCGAGCCATCAGTTGAGAAGGTGAGTCTCGGAGAGATTTAGGATTCAGTAAGGCTGCGAGCAGCTCTTGGTCGGGGCGGGTGGGCCATCCGTTCCAGTTGTGATATCCAAGAATCTGACAATCGTTGATTGTCTTAGAGACGTGACACTTTGTTGCACTCAGTCGAGAATTAAACCGGCGTTTTGCTTCGAGCGAGAATCGCTCAAGAAAGTCAGCCCATTGGTGAATAGGCATGTTGACCAGTAATCCGAAGAGTACGTCATCACCCATACATTTGAAGAAGTGATCAGGGTCGATCTCGTAGCCTAGGGCTAGCAAGATTGTGACAACCATGACACTATTGTAAAACGAATCCCAAAATTGGGTGCAGAATATGCCAGATGGCATTCCAGCGAAAGTGCGCTTAAAGACGTTACCGAGAGGAGAGATCATCGGTGAATCGAAATAGGCGGTTTGGATCCAATTCCAGAGACGAATTAGTCGTGTAGGTGAAGTGTGAGGGTCTGGATACAGCGTCGTTGGGCAGTAAGAGCCACAGAAACAGAAGTAAGACGAGACGCGTGAGCGACAGTCTGACCACATGTCAAAATAGACGTGCATATCGAACTCAGACCAATCGAGTGAGAAGATCGGTTTGAAGGATTGGAACCGGCAATACCATTCGGCATTTAGGCGGGACATACCTCCGTTGAGAGTTTCGTAATTCCAGAGAAGGGGAGAAGATCCTGTAGTGAAGTAGTGGGAAAAGAGGGGCCAGTGAAACATGGCTTCTGCGAATATGACGGGCTTTGGAACGCCGAAGATAGTTCGGATCTTGTTCTTAAGATGTTCGAAGACAATTGCAGGTTTTGCATGTATCGAAATCGGGTACAGGGGGACAGGGATTCCATTTTTGATCGAGTGAATGTAGTTTCGACAGAAGGTGAAGATCTCGTTGTAGAGATTGTGAAATGAGCGTTTCTGACCAATAAGGTTAGGGTCAAAGTTTTCAGCGCGAGCGCGGAGAGCGTCAATCCATTTGCTTCGAGTCGAGAACGGGCGTTCAGCATTAGTAGAAAGGTTCCAAGGATACCAACGTAGGTCGGTAAAATGGACGGGATGGATCTTGAACTTGGGTCGGAACCATTCGGTGACAATATCTAGAGCATGATAGTAGTGCTCATCTTTGATGATTGAGTGAGGTTCGACGTTGTAGCCGAGAAGGAAGGATTCTGCTTTTTCAGGTGTAACCTGAGTGCGGTGAGAGTTAGTGATAACGTTCATGATCATATCAAACGGGAAGAGAAATATGTATAGCATGTAGGTAGCAATGACGAGAGTGCGAGCGAGAAAATATGATTCGGTTGGTTTGTGAAAGGCTTTGGGAAGAGTGTGAGACGAGGGATCTTTGCCTAAGTATTCAAAATTCGATTCTTTGGTAATGTGCTGACGTTCGGGGTAGATCGTAGTGTTAGGGGGAGTGAAATCCATGATGGTAGAGGTCTTTGAAAAAGACTTGAGAAAGGTACAAAATGAAACCAAGGGGGTCC